AGTTGGTCTTACTTCAGTTGCTGTTGGTAGAGTCATATCTTACGATAATGTTACCGGAGTTTTGAAATACTGGCAGGATAAGAGTCTTGCTGGATTTACTACTAGTGGCGCTCAAGATCCAAATCCAGAATACGGATTATCCCTTATAGAATTTACCACAGACGTTGGTACTAGCGGAAATTTGATTATCAGTAATGATCAAGTAAGCACTGGACTAACAATCGACTCAACTTTTACCGGTATTACTACTGTAATAAATAATAGGACTTATAATCTTGGTCAGTCTTTTGTAAATGGTGTGGCACAACCTGAGGTCCAAAAATATTCTGGAAATATAATTTATGTAGATAATAGACCTTCTATTACAAGATCGACCAACCAAAAAGAAGATATCAAAGTTATTTTGCAATTTTAAAGAATAATGCCACAGGAAACTAATCTAAACGTCTCTCCATATTTTGACGACTTTGATCCGGCGAAAAATTATTATAAAGTATTATTTAAACCAGGTTATCCAGTTCAAGCAAGAGAACTGACAACCATACAATCTATACTGCAAAATCAGGTAGAAAGGTTTGGAACGCACGTTTTTAAAGAAGGTGCGAAAGTTATTCCCGGACAAACATCTTTCAATAGTCAGTACACTGCTATTGAATTGGAGAATTCCTTCACTGGTATTTCTGTATCTTCTTACATCAAATCTCTCGTAGGAACAACAATACGAGGAGAATTCTCTGGAGTTAGAGCAAGAGTTGAACAAGCTTTAACCGCATCAGAATCTGATAGAAATAACGCAACTTTATATGTTAGTTACATCTCATCAAGTTCTAGTAATCAATCTAAAACATTTGATGATGGTGAAAATTTAGTTACTGAGAGTGGACTTCAAACCTCAAATGTAATTTTTATTCAAAATGAAACCTTTGCTACTGCAATAGCACAAAATGCTTCTTCAGTTGCATCATCATTTACGGTACAAGACGGGGTATATTTTTTAAGAGGAACTTTTTTAAGCGTTCCTACACAAACGATTATATTAGATCAATACTCTAATACTCCAGACTACAGAATTGGATTTACAGTATTAGAAGAAATTGTCACTTCAGATGTTGACGAATCTTTATTTGATAATTCTCAGGGATTTAATAATTTTACAGCACCTGGTGCTGATAGATTCAAATTATCTGCAATCTTATCTAAAAAGTCTTTAAATGACTTTGATGATCAGAATTTCGTTGAAATTGCACAAGTTCAAAATGGACTGCTTAGAAATAATCCAAATGATACAGATTACAACTTCATAAATGATACTCTTGCTGCTAGAACATTCGAAGAGTCTGGAGATTATTATGTCAAACCATTTAAATTGACCTGTGTAGATTCTTTAAATGACCAGGAAGGAAATAATGGAATCTTCAGAGAGAATCAATTAACATATGAAGGAAATACTCCTTCTGATGATCTTGCTGTATACAGAGTTTCTCCCGGAAAGGCATATGTTCGTGGTTTTAGAGTAGAAACTACTGCTCCGACTTTCTTAGATGTAGAAAAAACAAGAACTACAAAAGAATTAGAAGATCAATCTATAAATTATTTTACTGGACCCTCAGTAGCACTGAATAATGTTTCTGGTTCTCCAATTTTAGGAATCAGTACTTCATATAATGTAAGTTTAAGAAATTCTAGAGTTGATGATGTAAATCTTGCAAGTGGAGATGAAATTGGAATTGCAAGAGTTTACGACTTTGCTCTAGAAAGTGGTTCTTATGATACAAAGAATCTAGCAGTAAATGAATGGGATATTTCTTTATATGATATTCAAACATACACTAGTATATTTTTAAATATTGGGGTCACTGAGTCAAAATCAACTTTTGTAAAAGGTAACTCTAGTGGTGCTACAGGATTCATAAAAGAATCTGTTTCAAATTCAAAAGAGATAACTCTGCACGATACGAAAGGATCCTTTATTGTAGGTGAAAGTTTTAGTTTCAATGGTGAAGATAATGGTAGAATATCCGTTGCAGTCACTTCACATGGAATCGGTGACGTAAAATCAATTTTTGGTTCTAATGGTGATGATATATTTAATTCGGATACTACCCAAGTAAATAAATTAACTATTGGGGAAGCAACAATATCTCAAAGAGATGTAATCAGTAATACAAGTATTGTAACTATACCAAATTTAGATTATTTTCAACAAATTAAAGAAACTGGAATAATTTCTTATTATAATCAGCAGAATTTTATTGATGAAATAATTGAAAATAGAGGAATTTCAACCAGTTTGTCCACTAATGAAACTGTAATTCCTATTGATCATATACCAGGAGAGACCGATCTATTTTTTAATGGATTTAAACTATCACAAGATGATTATGTTTCTCTTGGAAGCACTCAAATACAATTAAACGTACAAGTATTAGATAATGATTATGTTGAAGTAAATGCATTTGATCGTAGTGTAAGAAATGAAACTGAATTCCAGGCTTTTGAAAATCAAGTAAATCTTCCAATTATAACTAATAAATCTTTAACATCTGAAGATAAAAATCATATACAATTATATGTCAATGGAGTCAAATACGACAACACTTTATTTGAAATTTATACCGGGCAAGATTTACTTCGTATTAACGATGCTCCACAAATTAATGACTTTGTTGATATTCAAGAATATGCTTCTGGCAAGAAAGTAGGATTATCTACTATCACAGCATCATCTTCCACATCATCATTTAATGTTTCTTATATCCCCAATAGAATTGAACTTTATCAAAATGGTATAAAACTTACACAGGGTCAGTATACTGCTGTAAATGGAAGTTCAATTTCTCTCACAGATCCAGTTATAAGTGGAGATACATTAGAAGTTGTACAATATGATCCTTCAGTTGTTGTAACCACAACAACTGTTACTGCCGTAGGTCTACAAACTAACTTTACTGGAAACTATATTGTTGGCAATTTAGATGTATTTTACAATGGAATTAAACTTAAATCTAGTGACTATAAGGCGACTACTGGAATTGATGTTTACATTCCAGCACCAGCAGTTGCTGGAGATACTGTAGAAATTATTAGTTACGAAAGTGAATCTAGAACTAGTATTGGCACAACTATAACCTCATCATCAACCAATAATTTTATCGTAAATGATTTTGCATCAGATTTTGAAGTATTTGTCAATGGTGTGAAGAGAGTTAAAAATGATTATCAAATATTTGCCACACGTCGTTCATTAATATTGGATACTGCATTGCTTCAGGGTGATGAAGTAAGTGTGATAAATTATCTCGGAAATTATTATACCAGCTCAAGAAAAGTTGCGGTACAAAATCAAACTGAGTTTGATTTTTTATATAGTGTTGGATTACTAGACGTATATGTAAATGGAACTAAACTAACTCCAGAAGATTTTGTTGCAACGAATGGATCTTTAGTTACATTGAATACCAAAAGACAATCTGGTGATATTGTCCATTTACTTAACTACTCAAAATCGGCATTCTTCACACTTAACAACTTAAGATCTGATGGATTTGACATCTCATATGCTTCCGTCAAGTCAGTATCTACTAATAACGGATTTACAAGACTTACGATTGGTCCAGTACCTTCTGTTACAGGTATTTGTGATGGCACTTTACCAAAAACTGCAATCAATGTATCAGATTTGCATTATTTAAATGCAAAAGTAACTCCATCATCTGATAACACCTTATTCACCCCCCTCCCAAGGAGAAACATTTCTGAAGTTGATTTATCAGCAGCAAATTTGTCTATTAGAAAGCAATACGACATTGTAGTATCTTCAAATTCATCAAATACAATATTTGCAGGTACTAATGAAACATTCCTCAATTTTGATGAAGAGAGATATGTATTAACATATTCTGATGGTACAATAGAACCACTTAGAAGTGATATGTTTGTATTTGGTGCAGGAAGCACCAGACTAACAATTAATGGACTATCTAAGAATGGATCTGCTCGTTTGATAACAACTCTTAGAAAGATTAATATTACTTCAAAAGCAAAGGAGAATAGAAGATCTAGTAGTCTAATTATTTCAAATTCTGCAAATTCATCTTCTGGAATTGGAACAACTACACTTAATGATGGATTAAGTTATGGTGATTTCCCATATGGAACAAGAGTTCAAGATGAAGAAATTTGTTTGAATGTTCCTGATGTTATTAATGTTTATGGCATTTTTGAATCGTTTGACCTTTCAGATCCAAGTTCACCAAAACTTTCTCTTTCAACTTTAACTGGTCCAAATGCAACTACCATTGATGTGATTGTTGGAGAAACAATTAAAGGAGCATCTAGTGGTGCAAGAGCAACTTATGTTGAAAGAACAGATGATAATGTAGTTGAGTTTATATACTCAAATAAAAAATCATTTACAGTTGGAGAAAAAGTAACCTTTGATGAGTCTGGGATTGAGGCAATAGTTTCTGCTGTTTCTGTGAACGGAAGAGACATTACAAGTTCTTACATCCTAGATAATGGACAGAGAGATACCTTCTATGACTATGGAAGACTGAAAAGAGTTGCTTCTAAGAGTTCTCCAAGTAAGAAAATAAAAGTTTATTTCCAGTCCGGTTTCTATAACACAAATGATGATGGAGATATCACCACAGCAAATTCTTATAACTCCTTCGATTACAGCAAGGAAATTGAATCTTATAGAAATATAAGAAACACTGATGTAATTGATATTCGCCCAAGAGTATCAACATACATTGCAACTTCTGGTTCCGTCTCACCATTTCAGTTTTCTGGAAGATCTTTTACTCAGGATGGAAATAGTGCAAGAAATATTATTACACCAGATGAGTCAATTTTTCTAGATTATAGTTTCTATCTTCCAAGATACGATAAAGTTTTCCTAGACAAAACTGGTACATTTAAGGTATTAAAAGGAGTTCCTGATGAAACTCCAAATCCACCAGGAACAATTGACGATTCTATTGAGGTAGCACAAATTTTCCTACCCCCATATCTTTATAGTACTCAAAATTCTTCTGTAAATCAAAAGAATTATAAGAGATATACTATGAGTGATATCTCTAGACTGGAAGGAAGAATCAGTAGTCTTGAGAAATTTACTACGCTTTCGCTATTAGAAACTGACACTTCAAATCTTTTCATTCCAGATAACAATGGAATCAACAAGTTTAAGTCTGGATTCTTAGTAGATAACTTTAAGACTATTGCAAATCAAGACGTTAGAAATGGAGTCGAAAATTCAATAAATCCAAACACTGGAGAACTGAGACCTTCTCACTATACCACTGCGATTGATTTGGTAATCGGTTCAGATTCGGTAATTGGAATTGGTCAAACCTCTGATCCAAACGCAGATCTAAACTTTATCAGTGATCTGAAGGGAACTAATATTAAAAAGACTGGCGATGTCGTTAGTTTGGATTACACAACAAGAGAATGGTTATCGCAAACGTTTGCAACAAGGGCAGAGAAAATTACTCCATATCTCATTAACTTCTGGGAAGGAACCCTTGAACTTACTCCAGATTCTGACATTTGGGTTGATGTGGTAAAAGTAGAACCAGACAATCTTGAAGTTGCTGGAAACTTTACATCATTAATGAATCAAATTTCAGAACTAGAGAATCACGATCCACAAATTGGATTTATTCCAACTATGTGGGAATCATGGAATATCATCTGGACTGGAAATAGTCGAATGATGGGAGTCAGTCAGGTAGAAGAGATAACTACCTTTACAAGGTTCTTTAATTCTGACAACAATTCCCCCGTAGATGTCGATTTAAGGTGGGTTGGACAGGAAAATGGTGTCAATGGTAATATAATCGAATCAATACGCTCCAACAGCGATAAAACGTCCATTCAGACGCTTGATACACAGGACTTCAATAGTTCATCTATCATTCCTTACATTAGATCTAGAAACGTAGAGTTTGTCTCTAAGAGATTAAAACCATTTACAAAAGTTTTTGGTTTCTTTGACGGTGTGGATGTAAATGAATTTATTGTACCAAAACTTATCGAAGTCACTATGAACTCCGGCAAATTTACTGTTGGAGAAACAATTAGCGGTTTCTTACCTGGTATTGATTATGACAACTCACCTTCTTCAGTAAATCCAAAAATTCATTTTAGAGTTGCTAAAGCAAATCATAAATCTGGTCCCTTTAACGCACCAACAAAAACTTACACCACAAACCCATATAATCCTGATCAGTCAGTTCCTTCTCAATATTCATCAACTTCGACAATAATCAATGTTGATACATTCTCTCTTGCAAATGAACCACAGGGGGACTATTTTGGTTTCATCAAGAAAGGAATGAAGTTATATGGTGAAACCAGTGGGGCAGAAGCAACAATTCAAGAAGTTAGACTTGTAACCGATAATACTGGATTAATTATTGGATCATTTTTTATTCCCGATCCTAATATTGATGTAAATCCCAAATTTACTGCTGGCGAAAAAGTATTTAAACTAACAAATAGCAGTCTTAACAGTCTCTCAACTCAGGTAATCAATTCCGTATCTGAAGACAAATATCTATCATCTGGAAGCGTACAAACTATTGAGAATAATGTTTCCTCCGTTAAGAATTCTAGAAAACTTGGAAACACCTTGTTTAAAGACTCTAATGTATCTTCATTCTCTGGAAAATATGTTGATCCTCTTGCACAGACATTTACAGTTGATGATGAGACTGGTATTTTCCTAACGAGTCTTGATGTCTTCTTTGAAGCGAAAGACAATGAACTCCCCGTAACATGTCAAATTAGAACGGTAGACTTTAATGTTCCTTCTGATATCGTTCTACCATTTACAGAGGTCACTCTTGACGCAAGTTCGGTAAAGACTTCAACAAATGCATCTGTAGCAACAAATTTTGTCTTTAAATCACCAGTTTATCTTGAAGGAAATAGAGATTATGCAATTGTACTCTTAACAAACTCTAATGAGTATACAGTATGGACATCCAGACTTGGAGAAGTTGATGTAAAATCTGCATTTGGATCTTCATCATCCCAGATTCTGGTCTCTACTCAACCAATTCTAGGTGCTCTCTATAAGTCACAAAATGCTTCAAGTTGGGAACCAAGCATCTTTGATGCCCTCACCTTTAAACTCAATCGTGCAGAGTTTGAAACTGCTGGAGATATTTCTGTTTACAATCCAAATCTTTCCGAAGGAAATGGTCAGGTTGCAACATTAGTGGCAAATTCAATTAAACCAAGTTCTAGAAGAATTAGGATTGGAATTTCTTCGGCATTGACTGATTCTGATTTAAAACTCGGCAATAGTATTATTCAGTTAAACACTGGAGCAACAGGAAATTATGTTGGGTCCGTTGGAAGGGTTAACCAATTAACAATAACAAATCGAGGTATTGGTTATAGTCCAACAAGTTCTGTGCAAACCTATTCCAATGTCATTTTGACAAATATAACCGGTACTGGAAAAAATGCATCTGCAACCATAGTAGTTCAAAATGGGTCAATCTTTACCGTTACATTATCAAATGGTGGATTTGGATATGCAGTTGGAGATGTTCTCACAGCAACTCTTGGTAGCGAAGGACTTGGTACAAATTTCCAAGTTTCTGTAGAATCGGTGGATCAAACCAATCAAATCATTTTAGACAATGTTCAAGGTGACTTTGTTACTGGAATTGCAAATTCAATCTTCAGATATGATTCTGTAGGTGTAGCAAGAACTATAACAAACTCATCCGGTTCTGATCTTTACATCTCAGAACCGATTGATGTTGTAACAGAAGGATTGAATTTCAGAGTTGATCATAAGAATCATGGTATGCATTCTCAAACAAACTTTGTAACACTGACCGGAATACTTCCAGATGTATCTCCTACAAAGTTAACCGTAGCATATGATAAAGAATTTAGTGGATCAATTGCAGTAGATAATGTATCTGAATTCAACATTTTTGAAAATCTTGAAGTATCCGGTTCAAATCCAGGATATGTTTTAGTGAACAATGAAATTATCAAATATGAAGGTGTTAGCGAAGGTCTCCTAACTTCAATCACCAGAGGAGTTGACAACACCATTAAGAAGCAAATTTCTAGTGGAGATTTGATTTACAAATATGAATTAAGTGGTGTTTCTTTGAGAAGAATCAATAAAACTCATAGGTTAGAAAATTCTTCAACTACAGATCCAATCGGATTGAATTATTATACAATTAAAGTTGATATGGATGATACTAATTATGGAATTGACAGAGGTTCTAATTCAACTTTGGTTCCATTATACTTCAATGAAACTAAATCTGCTGGTGGTGAAAATATCAAAGCATCTCAGAACATTCCATTTGAAGCTTTAACTCCTAATATTCAAACTTTCGTTCCAAATCTCACAACATTGGAATCGAGAATTAGAACAGTAAGCGGAACAAGCATAAGTGGTTCCGAAACATCATTCTTAGATCAGGGATTTGAACCTGTTGTTTTAAACAAAACAAATTATCTTTCATCTCCAAGAATTATTGCATCTAAGATCAATGAGAAAAATCTTCTTACTACCTTGCCTGGCAACAAATCATTTACATTACTTATGAATTTGTCGTCAAGTAATTCGAGACTGTCTCCAATTATTGACACCACGAGATTAAACTTGATAACAACTTCAAATAGAATCAATAGTGTAGTTGATGACTATAAAACTGATCCAAGAGTTAAAACATTCTTTGATGATCCTTCCGATTGTCAGTTTGTAACCAAAGTTGTTAGATTGAAGAATTCTGCGAGTTCCCTAAAAGTATATCTGTCTACACACATTAATGTATTCTCAGATATCAGACTATTCTATGCAATAGACAATTCTGAAAATAGTGATCCGGTATTTGTTCCATTCCCAGGATATTCAAATATTGATGCTTTTGGAAATACCATAGATATTTCAAATAATGACGGAACTCCTGACGTATTTACAGAGAAGAATTATGTGACGCAGGCAGTATCAAATGTTGATAGTTATTCAAACTACGAGTTTACTGCTAACAATCTACCAGACTTTAAATATTTTAGAGTCAAGGTTATACTGACATCTACAAATCAGGCATATGTTCCTAAAATTAAAAATCTGAGAGCAATCGCACTAGCATGATGAATGATTACCTTAAAGTAAAGGATAATGATGCTCTTCTGAGAGATCGGAAGAGCAATGCTATCGTAAATGACTCTAAATATGAATATGATAAGTATATGAGACTAAAAAGGCAAAAAGAGGATGAAATGAATAGAGTTAATAAGATTGAAGATGAAGTTGATGCTATCAAAAATGATGTTAACGAAATTAAAAATTTACTCAAATCTTTCATAGATAAGATGCAATAATGGCAAACTCACTTACATTTGATCCCTCGGCAGGAACTCCTGTCTCAGTAAATCTAACAATCAACAGCGGTGCTGATTTCATTAATGATTTTACAGTAAAGACTACTTCAGGTTCAGCATTTGATTTTTCGGGTGCCGGTACAACTTGGACTGGTTCATCTCAGATGGCAAAGAGTGTCTCTATTGGATCCTCTGGATATGCAGTTGCTACTTTTAACGTAGGATTTACAAGTGCTGCCGGAGGAAAGTTTCAAATATCTCTTGGATCTACTGACACTAGATCATTAACTGAAGGACGATATGTTTATGATGTTTTAGTCAGTTCTGGTACAACAGTTTATAAAATAATTGATGGCAACATCATTGTAAAACCGGGTATTTCTTCTGCGCCATAAATAGTTAAAAGGTATGTTCTAGTCATGGCACAACCATCATCAAGAGGGGAATTAATTGAATACGTTAAGAGGAAACTGGGTGCTCCAGTACTAGAAATCAACGTATCCGATGAACAGATCGAAGATTTAGTTGATGATGCTGTTCAGTTCTTCCAAGAAAGACATTTTGATGGTGTAATACAAACATTTTTAAAGTATCAAGTTACACAGGAAGACATTGATAGGGGTAGAGCACCTCGTAATGATTCTGTTGTTGGGTTAGCTACAGATACAGTATCAACATCTATTGTTGGTGTAGCTAAAACATTTCAATATTATGAAAATAGCAATTATATACCAATTCCAGGATCAGTTATTGGAGTTAATAAACTTTTTCATTTTGATGGGTCAAACGCATCAACAAATAATATGTTCAGCGTTAAATATCAATTATTTTTAAATGATATTTACTACTGGGGTTCTACTGAACTACTAACATATTCGATGACAAGGAGTTACTTAGAAACGATTAACTTCTTATTGACAACACATAAACAAATTCGTTTTAATAAAAGACAAGACAGACTTTACATTGATATTGATTGGGAAAGTATTAGCGTAGGTGATTGGATTATCATTGACTGCTGGAGAATTTTAAACCCCAATGAATGCACTGAAGTCTGGAATGATTCTTTCTTGAAACAGTATTTAACTGCATTAGTTAAGAAACAATGGGGTCAAAATTTAATTAAATTCCAAGGTGTAAGACTTCCAGGTGGTGTTGAACTCAACGGAAGGCAAATGTATGATGATGGGCAAAGAGAACTTGATATATTGATGGATAAAATGAGTAGTTATTATGAATTACCACCTTTAGATATGATCGGATGATATGGCACTTAATCCATTTTTCACTCAAGGCACATCATCTGAACAGAGTCTTGTTCAGAGTTTAATAAATGAACAACTTCGAATGTATGGAGTTGAGGTATATTATATTCCAAGAAAATACCTTACAACTAATACAATCATAAAAGAGGTTATACAATCAAAGTTTGATGATGCATATCCAATTGAAGCTTATGTAAACACGTATGATGGATATGAAGGTCAGGGAACCGTATTATCTAAATTTGGAATACAACCAATTGAAGATTTAACTTTGATTATTTCAAAGGAGAGATTTGAAAATTATATTGCACCATTAACAAAAAATTTACCAAATATTGAATTATCAACTAGACCAAAAGAAGGAGATTTAATATATTTCCCATTGGGTGATAGGTTGTTTGAGATTAAATTTGTAGAGCATGAGCAACCATTTTATCAACTACAAAAGACTTATGTTTATGAATTGAGATGTGAACTCTTCCGTTATGAAGATGAAGTTATTGATACTGACGTTGAAGAGATTGATGACAATATTCAACAGCAAGGATATATTCAAACTATTACTCTTGTAGGGATTGGTTCAACTGCTACTGCTGTAACAACTATCAATGATGGTGGATTGCAGTTTATTACATTACTTGATGACGGTTTCAATTATACTGAATCAACCCCCACGGTGGCAATTTCGTCAGCACCAAGTGGTGGAGAAAATGCAAGTGCAATATCCTTTAATAATCCAGGGTTTGGTATAAGTTCCATTGCAATATTGAATCCGGGTTTTGGTTATACTGCAGCACCAGGAATTGATTTCCTTAGTACAAATGGATCTGGTGCCATTGCAACTACTGGAATTGGAACAACAGGAACTATTGGTATTATAACAGTCACTAGCGGAGGTTCAGGTTATACAACTAATCCAACGATATCTTTCTCTGGTGCTCCTGGTGGAGGAACAACAGCATCTGGATATTCTATCCTTAGCGGAGACAGTGTTTCTGCAGTTTATATTACAAATGCTGGTTCTGGATATACAGAATCGCCAACTATATCTTTTGCGGCACCAAATACTCTCGGAACTGGAAATTATAGGTATAACGAAGTTGTTACAGGAAGTGTATCTGGAACAACAGCAAGAGTGAAGAAATGGGATGGAGTTGCAAATACTCTTGAAATCTCAATTATCAGTGGAGAATTTACTCAGGGTGAACCAATAATTGGATCTGAGTCAGGTGCTTCCTATGGATTCTTTAGTGTTCAAACTCAAGATGAAGTTGATACATATGCAGAAAACATTATTATTCAAACAGAATCTGATGATATCTTAGATTTCACAAGAAGAAATCCTTTTGGTGAACCTTAATATAAAAGTTGTTAAATAGTTAATACGATAAGATAGTATCATGTTTGAATATTTTTACCACGAAATTCTCAGAAAAACAGTTATTGGATTTGGAACCCTATTCAATGACATCAACATAAAGAAGAAAGATGGTGGTAGTAATACTATAAGTATTATGAAAGTTCCGCTTGCATATGGACCTACACAAAAATTCCTAGCAAGACTGGAGCAATCTCCAGATCTCAACAAACCAGTTCAAATGACTCTACCAAGAATGTCATTTGAATTTAATGGTCTATCTTACGATCCACAAAGAAAGACAACTGCAACAAAATCATTTACAGTAAGTAAGGAAGGTAGCAAAGCAACTCAGAAGAAAGTTTATATGCCTGTCCCATATAATATGCGTTTTGAATTATCAATCTTATCAAAAACAAACGAGGATGCCCTTCAAATTATTGAGCAAATACTTCCATATTTTCAACCATCTTACAATCTGACTATAAAACTTCTTGAAGATATTAATGATAAGAAAGATATTCCAATTCAACTTGATGGAATATCAATGGATGACCAATATGAGGGTGATTTTAGTACTAGAACTGCTCTCATTTACACATTAACATTTACAGCAAAAACCCACCTGTTTGGTCCTGTGCAGGATAGTAAGATTATTAAGAAGGCTACTATTGATACTATGACTGGTATAGAATCTCCTAAGAGGGAGATGAGATATACAGTAACTCCTAGGGCAACTAAAGATTACAATAATGATGTAGTAACGACTCTTTCTGAAGATATTTCAATAGATGAGAAGTATATCAATGTTGACAATGGTTCTTCAATTTCTTCTCAGAGTTACATCTACGTAGATAGTGAAGAAATGTACGTCACTGCAGTAAATGGAAACAAACTGACTGTTAGAAGAGGAGAAGACAATACTACTGCTGATACACACGTACGTGGATCTGCAGTCAAACTCATTACCCAGGCAGATGCAGATTTGATTGAAATTGGAGATGATTTCGGATTCAACGAAACAACTTCATTCTTCCAAGATTTTAAAGAGTTTAGTCCTTCATTAAATGAAGATATTTAAATATGAACAATGAAAAATACAATGATTTAAACGATGCCTTTGACGTTGAAGGTGAAATAATTTCTGCTGAAAAATTATCAGGAGAGATCAAGAAGGTTGTATCGGACAATCAGGACATCAGAAAGGACTATGATTACACTAGAGGAAATCTATATTCAATCATTGAAAAGGGTCAAGAAGCAATAAATAATATATTAGAACTGGCACAAGAAAGTGAGATGCCCAGAGCATATGAAGTTGCTGGGCAATTGATAAAAAACGTTTCTGATGCCACTGACAAATTAATGGATTTGCAGAAAAAACTTAAAGATCTAGAGAAAGAGGAACAACCAAAAGGACCACAAAATGTAACCAATGCTCTTTTTGTTGGTTCTACAGCAGAACTACAAAAATTATTGAAAAAAGGACTAAACGCTAAGGACGATGCCTGAAACAAAAGATCAAAACTTAACGGATTTAGGTGATTTCTTTTCGTTGATTTCTAGTGGAAAGAAAAAGAAGGAAGAGGAATATAAATCACTTATTGGAGATTTAGGTTCAGTTTTATCTAAACTTGATGAAGTGTCAAAAACGGAAATAAAGAAAGTAAAGAAGAAAAATAAACCTGTAGAAAAAAGGATTAAAAAAGAAACGAAGAATATAGAAGAACCAAAGATAGATGTTAATAATCTATTTGAAGAGCTTGCTATTTTAAAAAAGAAAGAAGAGGAAAAAAGAAAAAAAGAACAAAAAGAAATTAAAGCCTTTGAAAGTTGGTTATTTACAGAACCATCCGAAATAAAAGAAGAAATTGTAGAGACTCATAAAGAACCCGAAGAGGTTGTATTGGAGGAAGAACCTGCTGCAATAGAAAAACCTGAAGAGACCGAACAAGTTGTCGAGCAAGAAGAAATAAGTGAAGAAATAGAAGAAGAACCAGAGGAGGAGGAAAATACCACAGTTTCTCAAGTATTAGAAGCACTCAAGACAATCATAAGAGATGAAAATATAGTCGAAGAAAAAAATAATGAAATAGATACTCTTAAAAAAGAGATTAAAGATCTTCGCAATCTACTTTATCAAGGTCTCAGAGATATTTCCGCACAAGGTGGTGGTGGTGAAGTTCGTCTGGAATTTCTAGATGATATTGATAGAGACAGTGCTAAGATCGATAATAAGTTTCTTAAATACGAAGCAGCATCTAACAAATGGGTTGGTGCAGCAGCTGCTGGTGGATCTGGAACTCAGGACTTAGATACAACATTACATTTAGGTAATACATCTAATGTTGGAATGAGTGTTGGTGTAGTTACTACAACAGAATTAATGGTGACTGGTGATGCTAAAGTTGTTGGTGTTCTTACTGTTGGAAGTTCTTCTTTGACTCTTGATGGTGATGCAAATACGGTACAGGTTGGTGCTGCATTAACACTGGGCCATGATATTGGAGTTCAATTTCATGAACAGTTTTTACATATCGATGGATTTGAAATAAATAATATTAACGCATCTGGTATAGTCACAGCAACAACATTTAGTGGTAGTATGGACTTTGGTGAATTTATATAAATAATATTATTAAAAAATTGCTAGAACATAAATGACTGCGCCAATTTTACAATTTAAAAGAGGTTTATTCCAAAATCTCCCAGTCTTGCGAACGGGCGAACCTGGATTTACCACTGATTTTTACGATTTATATGTTGGCAGTTCAGATGGAAATAAATTAATAGGAAGTGGTCGATTCTGGACAACTGAAACATCAACAACTGGTGGGGCAGTAAAAGTTTATGAAGCAACTGCTAATGGAACCAATTCAGTTTCATTTGCTGCACCAACAAACTTAGCATCAGATATAACATATACTTTTCCAGCATCACCAATCGATGGATATTTCTTAAAAACAAATTCATCTGGTGATCTGTCTTGGGAGCAAGTTGTTAGTTCATTTACAATCTCTGCAGATACTGGAACAAACGATACTGTAAATACTGGTGAAACATTAAACTTTGCTGGAACAACCAATGAAATTGAGACCGCTGTAACTAACAATCAAATACAGATTGGTCTTCCAGATAATGTAACAATCTCTGGTAACCTAACGATTAATGGCGATTTTCTCGTTGAGGGATCTGAAACAATTATCAACACCCAACGATTGGATGTTGAAGATATAAAAATTGGTATTGGATCAACATCAACTCCATCAGATGCAACCGCCAATGGTGGTGGTATTGAACTTTATGGTACTAGCAACTATAATATTCTTTGGCAAAATGATACAGATTCATGGGAAGTAAACCAAAACTTCTCTCCAAGTGTTGATGATACATATGATCTTGGTAGAAGTAATCAAGAATGGAGAAATCTGTATGTAGATGGATTAGCAGAACTTGATGATGTAAATGTATCTTCTGCTGCTACAATTGCAACAGCTGATATTACAACAGCAACTATTGATAACTTAACTATCACTAATGGTAGTGCAACTAATGTTGTTGTTGGTGGAGCACTAACTGTTACCGGTGCTATTGATGGCAATGGTGGGGCAGATATTTCTGGAGGGGAGACTACGCTTTCTTCTGCTACAATTTCAGATTTGACTCAAGGAAGAGTTGTTCTTGCTGGTGCTTCTGGTTCTCTTGAAGATAGTTCAAACCTCACATTTGGTAGTGGTGGATTAATTATTGGAGCAGGTGGACTTAACGTTACCGGCGTTTCTACATTCTCCACAACTGTAGATGTAAATGGTCTACTTGAGGCAATTGATGTCAACGTTTCCGGTGCTGCAACAGTTGTTGGAAATATGACAATAGGTTCATTGAACGTTAATGATATAGCAGGAAACAGTACTGTTATTAGATATACTGGTGGCGAAAGAATTCTTGAAAATATCACAGTAGATGCTGGATCGTTCTGATAAATAAAGAAAATGAGTTTTGTACTATGGAAGATCAACTCCTCGAATTGAAAACTTGCATTGCAGTTTATCAGAAAAAATATGCCGAGATAGTGAATCTGAATATTGGATTAGAATCTAAACTTCATTATCTCTCAGAAAAAATTGCAACATTAGAAAAAGAACTTGAAGAGAAAAATGTAAAACTTTTTGGCAATGATAGAGAAAAAGAACTTATTCGCTCTCAGGAAAATATGAATTCAAGACATGTTGAGATATTGAATAAAATTTCTAGCATCGAAAAGCAATCGGCTCGTCTTATGAAACTTGATGAGCGTATGCATGATTTGGAAGGTCAATCTGCAAGTATGGTAAATGCATCAAAAGATCTTATAGAGATGAAAGAAGAAATAAAGAATAAGATTTCTACTCCAGTTCCAAAAAAGAGAGTAAGTAAGAAAAAAGATATAACCCCAAATTATGAAGAATCAGTTGTTTTAGATTCAAACATCACGGAAGAAACGATGCTATCAAAAGATTGTGGAGAATTTTAATAAATAACATAAAGATATATGTTTTTTAGTCTTGATGTTAGAGAAAAAATTAAAATATGTCAAATCAACAATTAAGACTTAAAAGATCAGGAACTCCAGGAAAGAGACCCACCCTTTCGGATTTACAACTGGGTGAGATAGCTCTTAATACGTATGATTCTGATCTTTTTGCTATAAAAGACACTGGTGGAGTTGGAATTGCCACCACTGTCACAAATCTAACTCCTTGGAATGAAAATTTTGGTGGAACAAAGATTGAATATCCAAATGATGTTTCTATTGGTAGTAGTGTTGAAGTATCTGGTATTGTAACAGCACAATCATTCTCTGGTGATGGATCAAATCTAACAGGATTAACTGCTGGTCAAGTAGGAGCATTAGCAGGTTTTTCTGTCAGAGAAGAAGGTTTTGTAGTTGGAACTGCAGGTAATGTTGGTGATGTAAATTTTGTAGGAAAAACTGTAACTGCAACCGCATCAGGAGTTGGTGCAACAGTAACAATAACCGATTCTTCAATTATAACAAATGTATTGTATGTAACTGAAGATGGAAATGATAATAACAATGGAAGATCTCTTACTGAAGCAAAGAGAACGGTTGGAGCAGCACTTACACTAGCATCTGCAAGCACCACTATCAAGGTATTTTCTGGAAATTATTCAGAGAACAATCCTTTGATTATGCCCGAGCAAGTTTCTATAGTGGGAGATAGTTTAAGAGAAGTTTCTTTAACACCACAAAATGCGAATGAAGATTTTATATATGTTGGTCAAGGAAATTATATAAGTGATGTATCTTTTACTGGTACTCTTAATGAAGGAAAAGCAGTTATTGCATTTAATCCAAATAAACCATCTTTTGTAAATCAAGGTCCTTATATTAGAAACTGTACCAATTTTGTTGCCAATAGTATTGGAATGAAGATTGACGGAAATGCCGTGATTGGTGACACCAAGGCAATGAACGTCGATTCATATACTCAATACAATCAAGGTGGTATTGGAGTATCTATTTCTAATAATGGATATGCACAGTTGGTTTCCATTTTTACCATCTGTAACGATCAGAGTATCGTTTGTGTGAATGGTGGTCAATGCGATTTAACAAACTCCAATTCTTCTTTTGGTAGATTAGGTTTAGTTGCAGATGGAGTTGGTGCTCAAAGTTTTATTGGAACAGTAACTACAAGTGCTGCAGCAGACACAGATACATTTACGATCAACGTAGATGCACCAACATTAAATGTAAACAATGCAGTTTATGACAATAATGTTGGATTAGTCACTATTACCACATCATCAAATCACAATTTCAATGCTGGGCAAGAAGTAGAAATAAGAAACTTGTTATTTGAATGCACTCCTGGAGGCAGCACTGCGACTTTTCCATCTGGAAACTATGGAAATATTTTTACAGTTAATGCAACTGAAGCATCAAATCAATTTTCTGCATATATTGGCATTTCAACTCTTTCACACACATATGTTTCTTCAGGTATTGTTTCATCCTTTGTACCTAGACCTTATGATGGATTAGTCACGTATTTTGATGAAGTGTATAATACCATCAGTGAAGTTGTCATAACTAATGGTGGAAGTGGATATGGAAATACTCCACCTACAGTGACGTTTGATGCACCATCAGAGTCTTGGGGCATTACAGCAACTGGAGTTGCAAGACTTACTAATGGGATTGTCACAGGAGTTGACCTGGTTTCTAGTGGCAGGGGATATACTTCTCAACCATCGGTAACATTTTCTGCTCCAACTTCAGGATCTACTGCTACAGGAACCGCAACGATTCTACCTACATATTATGTTATCAATAGTGCAACTCCAATCGTAAGTGGTATTACTACTATAACTTTATCTGAAGAAGTTCCATTTTCTGTTGGAACTGGGGCAACTGCACACTTCTTTCAACAATCAAAAATACTTGCATCCAGTCATGCTTTTGAATACATCGGGTCTGGAAATAATATTTCACAGGCAATACCGAGAAGAGGTGGAGTTGCAGTCCAAGAGAATGAAATTAAAAACTTAAATGGTGGTCTTGTTGTTTTCACTTCAACAGATCAAGCAGGTAATTTTAGAATTGGTGAAGGTGTAGTAATCAATCAACAAGATGGTTCAATTTCTGGTGATGCATATCAGAGAAGTTTATTTGCAAATATTACCCCATACATTCTTGCATTAGGAGGAAACATTTAAATGGCACTAGCACTCAACAATTATCGTACAATTACGGGTACTGCTACACAATCAACAACGGTAGTTTATACTGCCCCCACTGGATATAGTGCCATCATTCTATTAGCACAAGCAACTAATATTGGTAGTAATACACAAACTATTGATTTTTCTCATAGAAGAACTGTTTCTGGAGTTACAAATACTACAGAGATGTTAAAATCATTTCCAGTACCCGCAAATGATGCTGCAAATTTATTGACGGGTAAACTTGTCCTTGAAACTGGCGATTCTCTTGTATTAACATCAACCAGCAACACCGATGTTAAATATATCTCATCAATCCTAGAAACACTTAACCAATAATCAGAAAAATGACTAGATATACGAGTGGCGATAAATTAAATCTTAAGATTGGTATAGAATCTTATAGTGAAAATTTAACTTCACTAGAGGTGATTGGTACTGCTGAGATAGATGGCGATATAAATGTATCTGCTGGAAATTCCATAACTGCACCAGAATATTATGGCGATGGATCTAATTTAACTGGAATTACTTTAGATCAAGTCTCTGATGCTATTGGTGGAATTACAGTCCAAGAGGAAGGCGTTGATGTAGGAACTACTAACGGAATCACCAATATAAATCTTGTAAGTAGCAATTTAACTGCAACGGGATCTGGTATTGGTGTTACTATTACATTAACGGATACTCCAACTTTCGCTACGATTACTGGTGATTTAACTGGTACTGCTACTACTGCAACTCAACTAGAAACCTCTAGAAATTTTAGTGTTTCCGGTGATGTTGCTACTACATCAGCAGTTTCTTTTGATGGAACAGCAGATATTGATTTAGCAGTCACATTATCAAATAATTTTAGTACAAACACTTCGGGTATTATAACTGCATTTAAATTCTCTGGTAATGGATCAGAGTTAACCAATTTAACTCCAGGTCAAGTTGGTGCATTGGCTGGTGTTACCATTAGAGAAGAAGGTATTTCACAAGGATCGGAAGGTTCTGTTGGAGATATAAATTTTGTAGGTAATTACATGACAGCAACAGCATCTGGTGCTGGTGCTACGATAACGTTATCGGATATTACACTTGGAACAGATACCACTGGTAATTATGTAGCAACAATTAGTGGAACAGCAAATGAAATCCAAATAACTAATGGAACTGGTGAAGGTTCAACACCAACTATTGGTTTACCAAATAACGTAACTATTTCAAATGATCTCAGCGTATCAGGAAACTTAAATGTAACTGGAACATTGACATATGAAGATGTAACTAATGTTGACTCTATAGGTATTG